GATATGTTGTTTCCATCACCACCAATAATTGTAGATACTATTGAACCAGCACCGATTGATGAGTTCCAAGCACCAAATATAGATGCTCCAATATCTTCATAAGAGTTTGTTAAATTACAACTACGAGATGAGTAAATACCACTACAATTTGTATTTGATACATTATTACCATATCCACCAACAATCATAGCACCCCCACCTCCGTTTATTACTGCTGCTGCTCCACCAACAATAGCAGAACCATAACTTGTATTACCCATTTGTGATTGTTGAGAACCAAAGATTGATGAGTTTTGAACATCACCGATAATTTGGTTTCCAAAACAACCAATAATCATACTATTTTGATAACCATAGTTTTGAACACTATTACTTTGTCCTCCAATAATACCACTGGCATTACCAGCACAATTATTCATAACATTTGATGCCCCACCAAAGATAAATCCACCACCATTTTGTCCAGGTCTATCCATTTGGTTATTATTACCAAAGATAAAAACATTACTACCTTTTCTTAAAAAGTTTTCATTACCAAAGACATAACAATTGTCTATTGCATCACCAGCATTACTATCAGTTCTTAAATAATGATTCGTTCCTAATAATGTTGAATTTGTTACATAATCATCAATTCTATTTAATGTTGCTGGCCACATAAAGTTATTACTTGTGTTATCACCAACTCTTTGTGGTATAGCGTCAAATGAATAAATTGATGACCTATTATTACCTGTTAAAATAAATGGACTATAGTTTTTAACTTTATATGTGGTTGTTTCACCACTGTTATTCCATATACTATATCCACCACTTGTATTACCTGTATATTCAGGTAAGTTTGAAACATATACACTCATTTTATTTTATATTTAATTTTTTATTTTATAGATTTATTTGTGGATAAACACCCATTGATGGTTTACTGAATATGGTAATTAATGTTCCAAGTCCCGATACAGGTGTTGATGGTGTCCAAGTTAAACCATCAGGTGATGTTCCAACAATACCATCAGTTGAACTGAATCCATTACTACCAACACCCACGAATTGAGTATCAGACCAAGTTATTTTGTTTATCGCAAAGTTTATATTTGTTCCCGTAAATACAACTTGTGAGTTTGGTGATTGTGTCCAAGTGATACCATCATTTGATACCGCAACCACACCCGCAGTTCCACCTGCAACAAATCTATCTAATGTATTTGAGTAGGCGATTGTTCTAATTAATGTTCCACCAGTGAATAATGTTCCACCAGTAGATGCACTCCAAGTTAAACCATCAGTTGAATATCCAATTGTATTTCCAACACCAACAGCAACAAATCTGTTTAATATTGGTGAGAAGGCGACACTATCAACCCTTGATGTAAATACACTTGTTGCGTTTATAGATGGAATCCATGTAACACCATAATCAAGTGATATACATATCTGTGGTGCTGTTAATAACTGTCCAACCGCAACATCCCTTCCATTACCATAACTAAATCCATAAGGGAGTTGCATCATAGTTTTTAAGTTTGATGATTGTGTCCACACATTTCCATCTGCGGATAAATAAACTGCGTCTGTGGTTGCTCCTGATATTCCACCCAATAAGAAGTATGTTCCATTCCATCCAATTTCTCTTGGAACAAATGAACCAATATATCCATCCATTGATGTAACACCAGTCCAATTTATACCATCAGTTGATGTTGCAACCCTTGATGATGCACTACCCGCTGTTCCTGATTGTCCACCTGAAACCCATATTGAACCATTTGTTCTTAATGCATATACTGCTCCACCAGTTCCACTAAATACGGTATTCACATTTCCAACACCCTTCCAAGATGTTGTATCGGTTGAATAAGCCATTCTATTTTCAAAAGAACCTGAACCACCAACAACATAAATTGGTGATAATGGGCTAATACAGTTATCCCTTAATATTTCATTTCCATTTTCAGTAAGGATATATCCATTACCTTCGGCTTTAATAGCACAATACACATCAGGTGGTGGTGTTGATGAAGGTGTAACGGTAGGGGTAGGAGTTGGTGAACCAGTATTTGTAGGCGTATTAGTCGGTGTCCTTGTTAAGGTTGGGGTAATACTTGGAGTAGGTGTTAAACTACTTGTAGGCGTAGGAGTGATTGGAACACCTGAACTTGTAGGTGTTGGTGTAGTTGTTGGTGTAGGCGTAAGTGTTGATGTAGGTGTTACATTTGGAGTATTGGTAGGTGTAGGTGATGGTGAAGGTGGTGGTCCATCAGGTATAAATGAAGCAATAATATCATCCAATGCTCTTTGTTCACCCAAATAATCACTAAATTTCTTTCTGTAAAATACCTTACTCATTTATTATACCTTTTAACTCTTCAATCAATTTATTTATATTCACATCACAATTTGTTTTAAATCTATAAGATTTTTCTTGTGTTATTCTGTCATCATCTTTTGTGAATCTAACCTTCATAATTAAATCACAACTATCCAATTCCAATTCAACACTCATTACCTTATATTCATCAAATGCAATATCATTTATTCTATACATAGATTATAGTGCATAGGTTATTTTAACTATACCACTACCACCATTACCTGATATTCCTGTTGAACCAACACATCCTCCACCACCATTACCTGTGTTAGCGGCTCCATTAGAACCATTTATCACACCTCCTGATTGACAACCATTTCCTGCTCCACCAACAGAATATCCTGGTCTATTATTTGATGAACCACCATTACCAGCACAAGTAGCACCATTATTTCCTTGTCCGACAGTTCCTAATCCACCACTACCACAAATAGGGTCGGCACAACCTCCTGCACCACCATTACCACCAGCATTACCATTATTTGCGCTACTAAGGCTTGTCGGTGCTCCACCACCTCCACCACCAATTGCTGTAAATCCTAATCCTGTTGTGTTACCTCCATTTTCACCATTTTGTGAATTACCACCACCAAGACCACCATTACCAATATTAATAGTTCCTCCAGTATTAACTGTTATTGATGAATAGTATATTTGGCCTCCGCCACCACCACCGCCACCTGAACCGCCAGAAGAACGACCTCCTCCTCCTCCACCACCACCAGCAACCATCAATAATTCTACATTACCACCTTGAATTACTGTTAAAGTTCCTGATGAATTAAATGTATGTGTTCTAAATCCACCTGAATCAGTAACAGTTCCACCACTCATTATTACTTTTGGTATAGCACTTGAACTTGGTGTAGGTGTAGGTGTTAAACTACTTGTTGGCGTTGGTGTAACCGTATTAGTAGGGGTAATAGTTGGTGTAGGAGTCAAACTACTTGTTGGTGTAACCGTCATTGTTGGGGTTACACTTGGAGTAGGTGTTGGACTAACCGCAGGTCCACTTGAAGGTTGTGGAACATTCATTAAAATACCACCTATCCAAACATTTCCACCCTGTCTTGAACCTGGTGGATAAATCATATCATTAATCTTTGGTTGTCTTCTTGGTGCTTGGTAAGGTCGTAATTTCATATATGATAAATATAATATAGGCTTATGAAAATGGGGAGATTTTAACCCCCCCATATTTCAAGGTTTTTATTAAGATTGGAAAGTAAAACCACCCGCAGTGAATACTGCTCCAATAGTAGTTGTTACTGCAACCTCTCTAATTGATGTTGGTTCTCCACCAGAAATTGTAAGAGCCGTAACTCCATTCAAATCTGTATAAGCCTGTCCTGTATTCAAAGAACCAGCGGTAACTAAACCACCATTATCCAAGAATACCAACCAATATCTATTATTGTTGTCTTCAATCAAAGCATATACTTCGTTCAAAGCAACCAGGTCAACAAACGCATCTCTCAATGTTGTTTGTAATTTCGGTAAATTTACAACCACCTCTGGTTGGAATGTAACTGATTGTGCTACGGTATTGATTCCAAGTGTTTCACTCAAAGAACCAGATTGTTTTGGTAATTCAAACTTAAACCAAGTTCCTGTTCCACCAATAGCAGATACTTCACTATTAGTTACAGTGTAACCTGTGATTGAGTTGTTTGCACCACCCAAAATCCACATAGTTTTGATACCACCCGTAGATGATGTTCTACAATCTAATGTATATCCTGTTGATAAATAACATGCTGCCATAATTCTATTTCTTTAATTAGTTAATAGTTTATGGATTATGATTTACAAACGCAGAATGATGCTACATCAAATATACCTAATCCGTAAGTTACATGTGCCTGAATCTTAACTATGTCCTCAAATGGGTCATAGATAGATTTAACAGTCATAATTTCACTGTTCATACCTACCATGTAGTAAGATGAAGGTCCACGAATGAGTTGTTTCTCATAGAACTTACCAAACCTCTGTAGTTAGCATAACTTGTGTAGATAGCCAAATCATCCAAATGCAATACATTTGAAGGGATGTTTTCGTAGATTGCTGTGAATACATCCAAACCATTTGATGCAGTTGCTGCTGAATAAGCGATTTGAGTTGCTCCATTACCTGATGTAATCAATGCAGTAACACCGTTGAAACAAGCGTTGTTGTAGATAGTAGCACCAGTTGCAGTAGTATTCTGCCACAATTGTTTTTCAACTTGGTTGGCGATGCGATTGCTGATATCAGTTAAAATGACCTCCTCAAAGGGCACTTCCGACTGAAAGTTTGCATTAGTTAATGATTGACTCAAATATGTATCATACAAAGAGTATGGACACAATTGTTGGTTAACCTTTTTGTTACATAAGTCCACAGTTACTAAATTTTGAACTGTATCACCTGTTGGGTCAAAACCACAACTCAAATCTTGAAGGATAACATCGTTGGTTACGAAACCTACTTTTTCAGTTGTTCCTTTCAAGTTAGGTCTAATTGTTGCATATTTTGGTAAAGTCAATCCCAAGATTGCTTTAATCAACATATCAGAACCATAAGAATTGTAAGTTGGTAAATTTGATAAGTCATAGTTAAATGACAATTTTTTCTTATTTTCCATTTTTTTTATTTTTAATTTTTATGTTTATTTTCTTAATGATTTAATCAACTCTAATTGGTAATCAGAAAAAGATTGTGTATAAGATTTCTTTTCTTCTACTGCTTTTCTTTCTGGTGACTTTTTGAAAGTATCAAAATCGGTTTTTAATGAGTTTAACTCTGTCTTGAATTTTCCGTTCATTGAACCAACCAATTCAAGTAGGTTGTTAATTGATGATTTAATGTCTTCAATGTCTTTACTAAAATCAACACTCATTTCTTCTGGTTTCATCATTTCTTCCACATTTTCTCTTTCTGTGATTTTACCATCTTTAACTTGTATTCTGATTTTATTTTCGTTTCCACTTGTGTCCTTTAAGGTTACTTGATGTTCTCCGTCTGGTGCTGGTTCTTTACTACCATCTTCCTTAACCAAGAATACATCTTCACCAACATCAAAAGTAGATGATTCAAGGGTTTGTCCTTGTGCATCTTTTGCTTCTGTGTATTCCATTTCTTTACCTGCTTCTTCTTTAACCTCTGCCTCATCAGCAATATCCTTTTGGGATACGGCAATGATAACTGATTCTGAATCAACGGTAATAACAACACCTTCTCTGGTTTCGTGTGAACCTTCAGGTGCTGGTGCAAGTGTGGATTCTTTTACAACATAAAGGGTTTGACCTGGTTGAAAGTCATCTTCCATATTGTTGGTAACCTCTGTGGTTCCATCAGTAAGGAAGGTTGATTTAAAGGTCTCCTTCTTAAATTGTAATCCTAACATTTTGACGATATTATCAATCGCTTGTGCTGCATTCATAATTTTAATCGTTTATTTGTTTTATTATGTTTATGATTTCTTGTAATAAATATTCATCATTATCTTGACGGGAAAAGTTCATAATAAAATTACCTTCAACTGAAAATCCTTTTACCTTACCTTTCTTAATATATTCATTCCAAATGTAATCTCCTTCTTCTGTGTCCAATACCTTAAATCCACCCATCCAAGTTCCATCAGGTATATTATCCCTTGAAAAACCTAATTGGAAAGATTTATCAGAATCACCCGATACAATCCAACTCTCCACCATTACCACCGAATCAATCTTGTTATCACTATGTTCATAGTTTGTTCTATCCAATCTCTTTTCAATCATGTAAAGGTTTTGTATTTTTTCTATTACCTGTGGTGTGAATTTAACAAAGTATTTTTCCCCATCATCAGATAATCGTGGTATTAGAATATTAGGTATCATTAGTGGAGAATACACCATTCTTTTTTCATCATCCGCTTTGAACCCCATCTTGGACATTCCCTGTTGTGATATGATGTATGCTACCTCACTCTTTCTTTTTGTTTCAGGTGAGTAGTAACCACTATTCGGTAATTGTTTTGGTGGTATTCCCGCAGTTCCTTCAGCCATGCCTTGGTCTGCAATAACATCACCTTGAACCAAATACTTTCTCCAAGCATGAATACAATTAGGTCCACCTTTGTATAACCACTTTGAATATGGTTGTCTTTCATGTCCAAACTCTGTATTGGTATCCCTTAATAAATCTATTTCCAATCTACGGAAATATCTATCTTGAATGGACATACAGAAATCTCTATCAGGTGCTCCTGATAATACCCTTTCATATTTGAAATAGTTTGTAGGTCTTGGGTGGTTTCTTCTTTTTATTTCGGCTTCGGTTGCACCTCTCATTGCTCCAACAACAGCCTCAAATTGTTGATAGTCATTTTCCTTTAAGAAATATAAGTTTCTAATAACCTCAATTTCTTCATCAGAATAATCTTCAACACCAAATTCTTCTTCCATCTTTTCAGGGTGTATCTCACAACCCATATA